GTGGTTTTAGTGTAATACTCATTAAGCAGTAACGCACGAGTAGCAGGAAACCCGGTTTCCGGGTCATTGATAACGTTTTCCAGCGCTAAGACTTGCCCTAGTACTAGTGAATAATCGTCCGTCAGACTGCCCATTTCCCCGGCATTTTGCAGTACGCCATTGGTGACGGACAGTAACCCGGCATCGGTTTCGGTTTTATTGGTATTGACGTTTTGCTGAAGATAAACAAGGCGCTCATCGATATCGACTATGCCATCGCCGTTTAAATCGGTGGCACCTGAGATTTGCGCTAACAGCGCATCCTGCTCGGTGATAGCGGTCGTGATGGTATCAATCAGGTAACTGGTATCAGACAGGTAGCTTTCTAAATACGTTTCGAGCGTTTTGTCATAAATTTGCTCAAACAGCACATCCAAATCTAGCGCGGTGTCGCCGCGTGTCCCAGCGGTGGCGTTCAATGGGCCTTGCACGTTATTGACGTTACGAAACCGGATCCAATAGTAATAGGTATGACCGGGGCCGGGGGCATCTGACCAGATAGACAAGGTCGTTTCAAAGATTTTGACCGACTGTGAAAAGTTATCGGTTTCTGACCGATACACTTCTGTTACTGCATGGCCGGTATAACTGGGCGCTGTCCAGGTTAATAAAATGGTGGAATACGCGCCGGTTGCCGTAAAGTTTTGCGGCACACTGGGCGTATCGGCAGGCAGGGTTGGCACATCAGCTAACGATGGGCCTTGTGTCACCAGCGTTTGAGTTCGTGCGGCCTGCCCTGCCGTGGCCTGTATATTATTGATAGCCGCTTGCACCCGCCGCGCCCATCGGGCTTGGGCTTCATCGTTAAACGGGGCTTTGCCTAACGCAACACTCATGTTAGCCCCAGTTCGTTAATGTTACTGCCTAAAATCAGTTGTTCGATGGTGGCGGTGGTTTCAATTTCAACCTGCCAGCGCTCGGCTAATACGCCGGGTAAATAGTTCCAGTCTCGTTCATCGACTTCAAAGGTATTGGTTAATAGCAAGTCACTATCGGCATAGACGCGCAAGACGGTGCCGGTTAAATCTTCGCCGGGGGCAGCAACCACCCGGAAGAACTCATAGCCGCCCGTTGGGGTCTGGTGCAGTTTAGAGCGCCAGATTTTGGTCAGCGGTGCCCCGCCATCAAACACGCACAATTGGTTATCCACTAACAGGTACAGCTTATCCTGTTCAATGTCGGCATAACCGGCATCGGCATAGTAGTCCAGCCAGCCTATCTCGTTATTGCCCGGATCGTAAATAAAGCCGCCCGTTTCATCATAAAAGCCAATATATTTGCCCTCCCACGCATAACCGTGGATGGTCGCTGGGTTCAGCGCCGCCCATTGCTCGGGCAATAAAATGCTGTCGGTCAGCAGCCGGGCTTGACTGGCGCTGATCAACACCAGTCCGTCCGGGGACGCATAAATCACGCCTTGGCCCAGGGTGACAGCCGAAGCCGGGGCCACACAGGCTTGTTCCAGATTAACCGTTTGCAGGTAGAGTGATTCCGGGGTATCACCGCTTAGGATTTCCGGGTATTCGGTGGTCATGACCACTGCGCCGGAATCAAAGGCCCGCATGGCAACGACCGGGGCATTGGTGACTAATTGATTGGCGTACTGGTAGGCGTAGGGTAAATACGCTTCTGACGGGTGCAGTGTCATGTTCGTTGCGCCGACCAAAAAGCCCCCCGGCATTTTGATTAAGCTGTGCATCCCGGCAGGCGGGGGATCGTAATTTTGAGTTACCAGGGTAAAGTTTGTGCCTACATTATTCGGGGTAATGGTTACATCGGCAGTGGTCACGGCGTAATCAGCGACCTGATAGTAATCACTGCTGTCATCGGTGGTACGAGTCATGTACAGGCGCACTGAAACAATGCCGACGTCATTCACCGTAGGCGAACCGGGTAAGGTAATGGTTAGCGTATCTGTGTCCGGTTCAGCCAGCACCACCGCGTCAGATACCGGACTGGGCGCGGATTCTTCCCCCAGGTCAGTAATATAGGTACATAAAAAGTACAGCGTTTGATTATCCAGCGGATCCGGGTCGCTGCCCGGTTGGGTATAACTGATAACTGGTGCAGTAGTGGGCGCAGGCACCCCCAATGGCCGCGTGACAGCGGGCATAACGCCGCTACCACTGGCGGTATCATTACGGGCATAACGCGGTACGCCATCGCCGGTGATATACAGCCGGTCGTAGGGGTCTTGCCGGATAGGGCTGGATACCGCGTTAATGCGCCCTGCCCAGCTAAACCACAGATTGTTGTAGTGATACAGCGTGTCAGCGCTACCGGCCAGTACCGGCTGAACGGCTTCGGGCAAGGGCGCACGGCGCGACACGAGATTGCCGTTTCGTACATCACAGTTAACGGCCACCGTGGCCTTTTCAGGCGGCAAGTGCCGGGGCGCAACGGCGGGCACTTCCAAGGCAAACAACGATACCTTGAGCATCAACGATTACCCCATTCCCGGCGCGGTCATGTGTGGCGACATCATTTTATCCGCATCAAAGGACATGCCTAATTCCTGATAAAAGAGCGCATAGTATTGCTGCACTTTGGCTTCACGCCCGGTGATGTTGGTGTTTTTCTGATACAGCATGGCCAGGATGAAATACATAATGGCATTGGATAACGTATCATCCACCGATATAGGTGATGTATCAGAGCCATCAAAGGCGGTAAGCGTTACCGGGTCGGGGGTATAGCTACAGGCAATTTCAATGGTCACATCAGCGGCAGGGGCTGGAAACAATTTAAAGTTTTTCGGGTAGCGGTCATCAAAAATATAATGATGCACTTCGGTCGCGGCGGTATCCGATTTTTGCCAGTAGGGCTGCACCTCATCGAGTTCTTCTTTGGTGATTTGCGTGATTGAATACCCGCCAACAACATTATGACTGGCATTAATAAAGCGCAGCGCATTGGTTTCAATGGTTTGGGTGGTGCCTGCCACACAGGTATGTGTGACCAACTTAGTGTTTAAGTCCGGGCGCTGTAGGGCAATGGCCCGTTGGGCCGCGTTTAACCAGGTTAACGGCTCAGACACCGGCCATTTAATGTCTTTGGTATCTTGGGTAATGAGTTTGGCATCGTTAATGATGCTAATGGCAGCAATGGAACCCATGGGTTATTTCTCCATAAAAAAAGCCGCTATGATTAGCGGCTTTGTTTGTTAATAACGGCGGTTAGCGTACCGGCCCGCCCCAGTAGTTATATTTCCCGGCTTGACTGTTGTTATTGTCATTCACCACAGCAAAACGGATTTGATTACACGAATGCTGATAATCACGCTGGTACATCTGTGCGTGGTCATAGCTTGTCCACGGTTTATTGGGCAACATGAGAATTTTTGCCGCCAACCCTTTCGCCAGGGTATCGATATGCAGTTCCATGACGTCATCAGGTAGGGCGGCGGTCGTGAGCGAGGGGCGTAATACCACCTTAACGGTGACGGTGCTATCAGTTGGCACCCGGTTAAAGGCAAAGCCTTGATTGCGCACCTGTTGGTAATTGATGTTACTTAATCGACCGTTTATGCCCACCACGTCTAATACCGTTTCAAACCGGGCATCCAGGGCGGTTAACTGGTCGGCATAATCGGTCGCAATATCGATGGTGACGCCGGGTAGCTCCGGCACTTGCACATCGTTTACGATCAGCGTCCAGGCATAACTTTTCAGGCAAAAATCACGCACCAGCGCAGCAATATGCGCGGTCATAATGTGCGGCGAGACACCGGGACAATATTGCTGGGCATAGCTGGCAATCTGATCGTAAGGCATATTAGGCGTCCGGGGTTTCGGTGGTCAGAGCGGTACGGATTTGATCAATCATTTCATGGCGCTGGCCGGTTACTTCACCAATGCCGTTTAGTGTGGCCCATTCCTGAATCGCGCCTTTGTTGGGCAGGGCATCCAGTTCTTTAATGATGTCATCGATACTGGACTTTGCCTGCTCTGACTGTTCATCCGTGGCGCTTTCCTCTTTGGCCGGGGTGATACTGTTGGTATCGGCAAGCGGTGACTTGGGCGTTTTCAGCGTGTCCTGCTGGGCTTTTAATCCATCTTCATCCACCAACCCTTTTTCTAAGGCCAGTTCAGGATTGTC